AAGAATGTACTCAGTGCTACGTTCAATCTTTCTGGTGCGAGCAACATTCTTAATACTGTTTCTGGGGTGGGGGATTACCTAGATGTATGGACAGTTAAACACGTTAACGGTTCTAATCTTACTACGATAATAAACGACTTCACTCTTACCGAAGATAAGTTTTTTGGGGTCACGGAGCCTTTATTATTCCGAGTAAACACGCAGTTAGAAAACACTCAAATAGTATTAGGTTCGAAAGTTGATCTTAAGTTTACTAATGAATTTACTCTTGAGAATACAAATATAGACAGAAGTATTGTTAACTTGTTTAAGGAGTCACTAGTTGTCAATCCTCAAATAGAAATCTACAAGAGAAATGATGATCGTAATTTGCCTTCTAGAGTTACAGTGTCTTCGTATGCTGAAACCTCCGGCACATCAGATCTTACCTCAGCAAACACCGTAGTATTTAACTTGGACACAACTGCCTTGGCATCACACCCTAGAATGCTGGATGGAACTCTAGGATCTCAAACAGGCGTTTATGTTGCAAGACTTAAATTCCAAGCTTTGAATCAGACTATCGTGTCTAATGAGTTAGCCTTCTTAATCCGCTAGAAGGGCTAATTCTATATTGAGGGGATCTAGCCTTCTTAACTTGCTAGAGGAGCTTAGAACGGCATCTGGACCCCTCTCAACAAGAAGCTGATTCCAGTCCTTGCACCCTGAAGGAGGGCTTACTGTGAAGAGGTCATCCCTGTTAATCCAATAAGCCTTCTCCATAAACTTTCCAGTTCCTTGAATTCCTGCTGAGTCATTATCAAATGCACACACTAGGGGACCTTGGTATTGACTGAGTTGAAGCATCTGCTCTTTTGACGTAAAGCAGGACAAAGTGGTAGTAGCATTGAGACCACAAGCCTGTAAACTCAAGCAATCAAAAACTCCCTCGGCCACATACAGGGGTTCATTAGAACCATAATCAAAGGGGTATAGTACCTGAGAACTTTTTAGATTCTTACAGTTAAGATACTTTGGCTGTCGGCCCTTTAGGTCTCTAGCTTGGAAGTAGAACATCTTCCCTGAAGCGTTGGTAAACGGAATAATCAATCTATCTTTGTAGCTTCCATCTTTAGCAATATAGAACTTGAACCCATCTAGCAATCTACTGGATACGAAGGGATGGTCCTTTACTACTTCAAAGTGTTTAGCATCATCTAAGTTGCTTACGATTTTGTCTGGGTCAACAGTTTCAAACTTCTTAGGATGTCTAAATATTCCACGAGCTAGGAAGTCTTCATAGATAAGAGTTTCGTATGCCTGTGCGTAGGAGCATTTCTCGATCTTTGAGTATAGTTGAGCGAAGTTGCCAGACTCACCGGACTTAAAGCATCTCCACAATCCAGTAACCAGATTGATAGACATGTGCCGTTTATAATCGTTATCGACGAAAAGAGACGGAACTACTAACTCTATATCATCGCTGGAAAGTCTATAATTAGATAGAAACTTACCCATACAGTATTTTCTAATAAAAGAATTATTGCTCATGTTCATAAATAATATAAGTGCGTCTCGTGGAGACATCATAGACCAGTGCCTGTGGAAATACAAGCTAAAGTACATATTACGACTCCCAGGGTTCGGAGCCAAGAATGAGGATGCGTTGAATTTCGGATCCTTCATCCATAAGATCTTTGAAGTTGGCTTCAAGGAGAAAAGCATGAAGACCCTGCTTAAGATAGCAGAGGCGGAACGCTCAACCTATAAAGTACCATTTGTAGAAAACTCTAGAATGCAGTCTTGTCTAGAGAACTTCATCTTGTGGAATCAGAAGCTGGGAGAAACCCTTTCAACTGAGCAATTATTTACCATTCCTCTGGATGCCGACAAGGACATAAACTTTGTAGGGATTATTGACCGAGTGGTTAAGGGGACAGATGGTGGATACCTTGTTATCGACTACAAGACCAGTAAAAGGGAAAAGAAGAAGAAGACCCTTCTGGATGACAATCAGCTAAAGGGATATGCCTATGCTATCCACAAGACTTATGATGTCCCCTTTGAGAAGATCTTCTGCTCTCACTATTACCCAGTAACTGGAAACTTTGTTACCGTTAAGTTCTCAAGATTCCAAATAGAACAATGGAAGAAGAAGCAGATTGAGAAGGTCTGGAGGATCCGAAAGAAGAAGACAGATGAGTTCTGGGCAAGCAAGAATATCTTCTGCGACTGGTGTGAGTATAAAGACGCTTGTCCTGCTTACCATACTGAGTCTACTGTCTGCAAGCGCATTGAGGAGCAGAAGGAACTAAAAAAGACTTTAAACGAAAGTAAGAAGAAGTCTTAGCTTTTGAGATAATGGTACAAGTATAGCAGCCCGATGGCAATGATCACGAAACCAGTGCCACCAGAATCAGGCCCGACAACATCTCCAGGGTCCTGACCTTTTTCAGCAAGTATTCTGCCTCTATACTGGGCATTGATCATGTCTTCTTTATTCATCTTTTTATCCTTTTAGGGTTACTAGTTGTGATGTCTGATATCGAACCAGTAATTATAGGATAGTAGATCTCGTAGTCAATATCCATTAGGAAGTTTTCTACAACTTCTTGATTAAATCCTGAGTCCACAACTAAGAACTTATGGAGGGTTTGCATCTTTAGAGGCTTTCTACTCTCTAGAGCCTTGAGCACCCTGATCTGGAAGAGTCGGGTCATTCTCTTTCCATACTTATAACTCCATCGATCAATAAAGTCTTTGGAGGTAGTAAACTTTAGCAGATCGAAGGTTTCAAACAATTCCTCATCTAAATTAGACATTACTCATTATACCCTACCTTCTATCGTAATGTAGAGTAAATACCCTTGGAAAGTTACACTATATAAGTATACTCTAGTCACTAGAGTCTTTTTACCTAAAGAGAAGAAAAGGAGGAAAAGCTAAAGTATCTAGTTCATTTAAGTAATTCTCATATTATAGTCATTGGACTCTGAAAACCTTCAAAAGAAAAATTATGGCAAATAGAGGCATAAGTGGAGATCTAAAGTCTCGCGTAGACAGGTTCATCCAGAATAGTTCAAATGAAAGAGTAAAGTATTCAGGATATACTATATCTGAGACTTCCTATTTAGGACTTCGTCCAGGAGACTTGATCCAGTTTAAATATGGGTATGGTCCAAGATCAACAAGATATGGAATAATATTGTCATCTGGAAGATCCTCCAGTGGTCTTTTTCTCTCCAGATTACTTAATTCTCTCTATAACGTGTTAGTATGTGAAGGGTTAGAGGAGGGTATGTTTCTTTCTTTGCTAAATACAATGTATGGAAAGGAATCAAAAGCAACCTATTCCATGGCAAAATCTGTGGCTGCTTTAGAGACTAGTCCCTCTACTGGAAAGCCTTACGTAAAGGACTTTAGAACTTTAAATGTATCTACATTGTTTGATATACTTAAAGTCGAACTAGTTAAGGAAAGATAATATGACATTCGAGGTAGTTTACAATGGCTGTTAGGCAACCTGGAGACCCTGGCATTACTAGCCTTCAGAACGAAAGTATCAAGGCAATACGCGATAATATTAAAGCTGTTACTGGGAATACCGCTAGTCACAACGCGCTGAAAAATGCTACGCTAAGTAACCTCGACTTCACTGGGAGACTTACTACGGTCATACAAAGGCAAGAGCAGTTACAGCTTCAATCCTTAGCCGCAGGCACAACTGCTCTAAAGTTTGGTCAACAGAATGTTCAAGCTTTAAAAGATAACATATCCACAAACCAAGAAATGACCGGATTTCTTATAGGTGGATTTCAAAGAGGTCTTAGAGACTTAAGCCGTAGTACTGTTGATCTTGCAGATGATATGATGCTTACGGGGCAAAATACTCAGGCTCTTATTGGGTCCATGGGTAACCTTACTTTGTTAACTGATGATTCCAACAAATCCCAAGGTAAGCTGTCGAAAGCAATAACAAAAAATACTTCGGAGTATGGAATCACTGCTACGAGTATGATACAGGCTCTTAATGCAGTTAGGTCTTCCCTAGAAGAGGCTGCTGTCTACGGTGACGATGCTGTGAATGCCTATGCAGATTCCGCAGCATCCTTGAAGGCTGCGATGGGAGGAGCCGAAGGCGCAGATAAATCAATATCTATTCTTCTTAATATGGCAAACAGTTTAAATGTGGGCCAACAACAGCAGTTAGGTCTTACTGAGATAATGCAAGATCTTAGAGATGGGAATAGCATAAACCATGATGAGCTTATTCAGGCAGGGCAACGTCTCAGGGCGCAATTTAGCAGTAATCAACAGGTTGCTGATAGTCTTACAAACGCATACGGGAGAGCGCAGGTACAAGCGTTATTGCAGGTTACTAAAGGTTTAATGAAGGGCAATAAGTTATCCGCAGAAATGAAAGCTCAAGAAGAAGATAAAATTAATACTATAGCTGCTCAGAAAAAAAATGTAGACAAGTTTTATGAGACTTACGCTCCTGGAATGTATGAGTATATAACTAAGTATCTACCTTTGATGCTGGCAGCGGCTACAGTGGGTCCCGGTGCGGTTAAAATGACTGGCAATTTAATTGCAAATGCTGCGGCGGGAACTCTTGGAGCGGGTGCTGCGAGTACAGGATTTAAAGTAGTAGCCAAGAGAATAATAGGATCCCTTGGATTCATAGGTGCCGCTGCTGCTGGTATTTGGGCGGTGAGTGAATTGGTGTCCTCAGATACCAAGTCTACGGCTAAAAACACAAAGGCAGCTAAAGAGCAATTAAAAAAGGATGCGAAAGAGAGGGCTAGAAAAAATCAAGAACCTCTTTTAAAGCCTGGAACTTTAGCAAGGGCAGCCTCTCTTGCATCGGGAATGTTGAGAAAAGGCTCTGGTCCGTCTGAAACAAAACAACTAATATCAGTTATTAAAGCTCTGGTAGATCAGCAGAACAAGAACGCGGCTGCTACATCTAACCTAGCAGACGTTATAGAAAGTAAGGCAGGTATTTAATTATGGCATTTTTAGGTGACGGTGGCTACATTAAGTCTAATAGAAATTATAACTTCGAAAATAATAAAAATGCTAGGAAGCTAGAGGAGAGATCTCATCTAACTTTAGAGTTTCCGCAAAGTAATAATAGAATATTTAGAACCTATATTCCTTTTTTAGAGAATCCCCAAATATCTGAGGCAGGTTCAAATTCCCTTCAAGAGTACAATCTCGTGGGAAGGGCTGGGTCCTTGTATGCATACGGAGGTTCTGAGTCTAGGGCCTTTGATATAACATTTAACATTAGTTTACTGCATCTTCTTCATATTAATTCTACTGAAGGCATTGCAGACAAGTTTACTAGGCACTTTAATTTATTTTTTGCGGATAAGAAAAGCGCAAAGGATAGATTTGATCTTAGGACTTCTGTCACAGACGCATCCAATAATGCCTATTTGAAGCACACCGCGAATGCGGATGCGGTTGCTTTCATGGGTGCAAACATGATGGGAGGTGATGCCTTAATTGTCCAATCAGAGAACATGAAGTCCGCTGCCCTTGATGGCCTGTATGGCAACGAACAGAGGGTATTGAATGCTCAAGGTGAAAAGCTTGGAGTAGAAGACACTAAATTTAACCCAGAAGGTTTCCCTCATGCTCAAACTCACAGAGCATTTTACAAGACAATGGTCAACACCATAACCGGAGGACCTAACGCTGTAGACAATTTTATAGGAGGAATCACAGGAGGTTTGTTTGGAGCATCTGCTGAAGAAGCGGTGGACTTAGATAAGGTTATAAACTTGGTGTATGTTTGGGTTAACTTAGTTAGAGCTACCTGTCTCAATAACGCAACTAATACTGTGCAAGGGCCGCCTATAGTGAGGCTAACCCATGGTGCTATGTATAACAATGTTCCTTGTGTTGTTCGTGATTATACGATTTCAATTATGGATGAAGTTGGATTTGATGTTCAAACTTTAACTCCTAAAAGATTAGAACTTACACTTACCTTGAGTGAGATGAGAACCGGCGACTTCGGAGCCTTCCAAGAGGGCTACCTTGAGTCGGGTGACAACTTAGCAGGATGGGAAGCTATTATAGGTAATAACAATACAGATCCTTATAACGGGGAAATCACCCTAGAAGGAGTTCAGATCGGACAGGCGGGTGAGCGTGTATCAAGCATTGATGATGTTACGGGAGTAGGATAGACTAATGAAGTATAATAATCATTTAAGTGTGGGTATTACAGACAAAACCTTTAAAGATAAAAAGGTAGCATCCTCTCTTAACTCCGCTACTTTTGAGTTGACGCTTGCACAATTAAATTCTGCACCGCGAAGAGTCGGAACTATACCTCCAGGGTTTGAGCATCGAGCAGATTTAATAGCAGATTTATTCTATGGCACCCCCACTTTTGATTGGGTTATACTATGGGCTAATAATATCTCGGATCCATTTCAACAGCTTAATGCTGGAGATAGAATAACAATAGTGGACCTCGTATAATGTCTAGGGTATTTACTGCTAATGTTTTTATAACTAAGTCTAGGATAGCTATAGAACAGTTGTTTTTCTCCAATACCAAGGTGTCTAGTTTTACGTCTGCGGTATCGAAACTTAGTCCTAAGGAGTTAAATGATAGTTTTATCGCAAGTCCTAATAGTAACGAAGGTTTGGAGAGATTTGAGTATTCCTTTGGTATGAATAAAGGAAATGATCCTTCTAAAGTGGTCTTGAGTTTTGTTGAGACCTCCAAATTGATTGAGTTCCTTCTCCTTGATGACGAGCCGGGAGCTATCAGAATTAAAACAGAGTTAGATACTTTAAGGCACTTACAGGAATACGAAAGACTTAATTTAATTAGTAGTCAGGCTACTTTATCCGAGACAGGTAACTTCTCTTTCTTGGGAGAGTCTGATAGCCTTGATGATATGTTTGCGGATCTTAAAAAGAGCAATACGTATTACTTTGCTTTTGGTGTTGGAGACGATATTAAAAATTGGGACGGTCCTCACGTTATGAATCTGGCTGCGGCTACATTATCTAATGATGATGCTAATGTAAGAAAAGTGTCCGCTACTTTTGTTGCCAATATAAACAGTTTGAAAGTCTGGGACGGTACTTTTGAAAAGGAGATGGGTTACGGAGGTACCCTTAAAAAGTTCAGTCAAGTTTATAGTGCAAAGTCTTTTCATAGGGCAGAAGCAATAGAGTCTTTACCTATGAAAACCACTTATGCTGAGGGGGAAAAAGTGGTTGCTCATCACCCCGGTGGTAGCTCGCAAGGATTTTTACTTAACGCAGATAAACCTATTAGATCTTTATTAAAGAACTATATTGGTGCGGTCACTTCCCGCCCAGGTAATGCGGTAGTAGCCTTTGAGCATGAGATGGGGGAACTTATTGCATATCAACCTAACGCACTAAAAGGAGACTCAACAAAAATATTAGATGTGCCTTCAAATCAAAAGTTACTACAACTTGGTATAAACTATCAGATAGATGATAATATTAATAGCAAGGCTCCCGTTAAACCTCTCACGCCTTCACTATCACCAGTAGAATCCTCTACAGAGGCTAACTCTCTAGAACCTTCTTTTCGGGAACAAGCACAGGAGATTCGGTCGGCGTGGAGAGAGTTTTTAAATGATGTTGATGCTAGCGAAAGGTATTCTTACCTTGTGAATGCTGTTAGGTATGATGTACAAGGTAACTACGATCCACCCCCAGTTCCGCTAGCAAGCACTCTAACACTGCCACAATCACAATTCTACGCTCTTGTCGTAGGGGAACTTAATGCCTACTTTAAAGGTGAAGGTTCTGTAGATCCGAAAATTGTACCTTTTATTAATGTTGAGACCGGGGACGTAGCCCCAGAATACTCCGAGGCTACACGTAGGGCTTTTGATTCGCTAATGTCTGACGGCAAGCCTGAAGGCATGAACGAGGATGGATCAGGCAATACCGAAGAATATACAGAGGAAAAGAAGAAGGAGGCTGCGAAATCACTAGCCCCTACCCCTGACAATTTGGGATATCTTCGAGAAGATAAACCTGTCAATCAACAATCTAGTTTAGATGCAACTATGGAGCAACCCTCCCTCTCGCAGGAAAAGGCTGAAAGCACTCCTAGTATCACTCTTAATATGAATGTTACTAACCCTTACTCAGATGGTAAAGTTAGTGGGTTCAGTCCGTTACTATCCCCCTTATCAAGATTCGCTGCGGGGTTACGGGACGAACCGGGCTTTGGATTTAAGTTCGTCGCTGATCCAAAATCTGTTGAGTTTGATTTTTATGAAGAGACTGATTTGAAAGTTCTAAATTTATGGAAAAAGTATAAAATAATAAGTGACTCTAATAGTTCTGCGTTTGTTTTTGGTGACATAAGAAGAATAAGGAATTGCCTATACTTAAATGATTATATGCCTTCTAATAGTATGAAGAGAAAAGGGGATGGGACTAATTTAAAAATATGGAAGACTTTATCGGAAGGAAACTACCAAGAGTACAGGTCAGAGTTTGCTGACCTTTTCCAACTTAAGGTGTCAAGCAGAGTTTCCTCTTTTGAGAGTAATGATACAATACCTGAAGAATCCTTAGCAATGCAGCTAGCTAAGTCACAAAAATTTGATTTTACAAAGAGTGACTTACTGCTAAAGCATAACATTGAAAACCCTAATGTTGTGTCTTTAAAGTACTCCACTAAAAAATATATTTCTTCCCTGCATAATATGCTGATACGTCCTGAGATAGACAAGCAAATAATAGGTACTACTAGAATTGCTTCAACTGAACGTGTTGCTAATAAATTAATGGGAAGGGAGGAAATTAGAAAACTTTTAGATTCCACAGGGGCGGAAACTGATGCTGAATATAGAGTAGCTTTGGAAACTAATCCACAAGTTAAGAATCAATTATCTAAGACTCTAGCGGATCTTATTGTATCCAACAAGTTTCCTGAACTAGCTAAAGTCCAGATTTATGACATAGTAAGTCTTTTGTTAACCACTAAGAGAATGGATACTCTTAAGGAGTCTGCTAAGGCTGAATATAAAATTATCTCTCCTGTACAAAGACTTACTAACGTAAGAAAAGATGTCATGGATCGTTACATTCAGCAGGTTGTTGAAGTTAAGGCCAAAACCCTTCCTTTCTTTAATCACAAACTTTTTATTGGAAAGTCTTGTGGTTTGCTGGGCATGACTGGAGGGGTCATAGGTTCTGATTCTGATATTAGGCATTTGGCACCTTACGCTGGCAACTACAATGTTCATGGGTGGAAGCATGTAATTTCTTCTTCTGAGATATCAACCTCATTATTTCTCATACGAGATGGTTTTGAAAGCACCGGCACTGAGGGTAAAAGCACTCTTGCGTATGTTAAGGAGGGCCTAGAGTCCATGGTAGTAGAGATAGAAAGTAAGTATTCGGGCTTTTCAAATGTTAAACCTAGCCGTGAAAATGCGGCAAAAGCACAGAGAGAAGCCGAAGCAATAAAGTCTCAGAAGCGAATCGAAGAACTAAACAAAAAGGAAGGTATCAGCAACATGGTCGGTGCTAAATTAGAGAAGTATGTTTCCTACATAGATCAAGGCATCTCCGAAACTGTGGATTACGTTAGTCATGAGAGTAACAAATTATATAATAAGTTGGCTCTTGTCTATGAGTTTGGCGATGGCAGAACAGACATTAATTTTAATAACGTAGATCCCTTCTACCTACTGTCACCTAGAGCAAAGCAAAAGAGGTTGAATGGAGACGATAAGGAGATAGCGGCTTTGAGGAAGCTAATAGATCAGATACAAGAATAAATTATGTTAAACACAGTAAAAGGAATAGTAGGTAAGAAGCAAATCGGAAATGTATTCTATGCGGTGTTTGATAAAGTATCAAAACTGGAAGTTCCCGTTATATACACTTCTCCCATGTATAGGGTTAATGGGGGAGGGTTACTGGCTTTGCCTTTGTATGGGGATGTCATACTAGCTTGCCATGACGAAATATCAGGGGAATACTATTATCACTCTACAATAGTAAGCACTAATTTAGAAGATCAGATATTAAAGGTTCCGGGATTTGCGTCGATAAAAAACTCAGACAAAACCTTTGATGACAGCGGAAGAGCCGTAAAGGTAAAGTATCAGAATCAAGCGGGTGTGGGTTTAGAGATCACAAGAAACAATAGACCGGCCCCTTTAGCCCCCATTGGGTCAGTAAACTTAATCAGTGAGAAAGGTAAAAAGGTAGGACTTGACGATTCCCCAGATGTAGAGGCTGTTGTTATGCAGAATCAGCATGGTGATGGCATAACCCTTAAAGGAGATGCGGATAAAATGTTTTCTTCTAGGAGCATTAAAACCTCCACGGAAGGACCGCAACTATATGAAGCACGAGGTTCAAGTATGGACCTTCACGTAGTAGACGGACTTGATTTAACTATAGAAAACAGATCTACAGGCGTAAACGCACAAACACCCTCTGAGGATTACTGGCCTAATGGAAAGCAGCCTTGTAGGAAGTGGGGAGGTATTTATCTAAGAAGTGAAAACGGAGATGTGTCTATTGCCGCAAATGCAGACACCGGGGATCTTAATGAAGACGGAAGAATATTCATAACTACTCCAAAAGCTAGAATCCAAATACTAGAAGACGGATCTATCACTATAGATTCTACAACGTCTATCAACCTTAGATCAGATGGTAACTTAAATTTGGAAGGGCAGGATGTTAACATTAAGGCCAACGGCTCATTAAATATGGAGTCTAGTTCTGATACCTCTATATTAAGTAGTGGTGGTGGCAATGTTAATGCTGATGGCAGTCAAATTCACTTAAATTCTGGTAACTCCTCTCCTGTACCAACCTTAGGTGCTCACACTGATAACGACTTAAATGATTACTCCGAATAACAATGGTTAAATTTGATATTAAAACATTTGCTGAGGCTACGGGTAGAAGTGGATCCGTAATTAATGCTCTAGGCACTACGTTTGGTGTTCCTAGCTGCTTGATGAACTTAGGTAAAGAAGCTTTAAGCTTAATCCCTATGGATGTCTTAATTCCTATGAGATCTAAGATAGATGATGCCAAGGATAAATCAGAAGCAGTCACTAAAAAAGAAGAAGCTAAAATAAGGGCTGATTTGGGGATATCCGAATTTGCCGGGGATTCTGGAAAGTATACGTTAACGTCTTCGTCATCAAAATTGGGTGCTGACGCTGCGGAAGAAGACTCTGAGTTTTCCTTGGGGGATTTAGTGTCTAACGTGAATTCTGCCATAACCACGGGTTCTCAGATTTATAATAATGTTCAGGCCACTCAAGCCCAAGCGGAATCTCTTAAAGAGTGTATGGATAACTACCTAGAACTTTTAAAGTTTTCTGGTGGGAACTCTGTCGATAAAGTTGATTCGGAGACAGCAGATGGGATTAGACTTGCCAAATATTCCGCAGGCATCCAGTCCAGTCTGGATGCTTTAAATTTTCAAGCAAGTGCTGTAGCTTCTCTTAAGCTTATTGATGACGAGATTTCTAATCGGATACTAGATCCTTCTTTGGAGCCGAAGGTGGATACTTCCGTAGCTGAAGGGGTAGTTGAAGAGGTGTTCCGACTAACGGCAGGACCACCCCAGTCTAGAAGTGGAAAATTTATACTTTCGGTAGACGGACTATACTACGACTCCCAGACCGAGGGATTACAGCCAGCCCTCATAGAGCTACAAGCTAGAAAGCCTTCCGTAGAAAATAGTGATGCCTGGAAGCTTGAGTTTGATCCTAACTTGGGTGGTAAGGGTCTGCCTACCACTGTTGATGATCTTGACGGATATTTTAACACCATTTTTGATCCCAATAATATAGATGACTCTTCTTTCTTAGATCCTTACTATTCTCAAGACATCCCCTTGCAGGACATTATTGGTCAGAAAAACAGAAGGCTGTATGATTTATCGGGCCAGTTAAATGATTTTATAAATAGTGGATCCTCGCAAGCTTTAATAGACAATAGTCGGCAGGTTATGATTTCTGAGACATCTCAGTTCAGAATTCCAATAAACAAAAGAAAAAAGCAAATAGAACTCGCGGTTAAGCTTCCTAACATTTATGGTCGAGGACAGGTCTACCCTCCAGGAAATATTCCTGTAAACGACTTCTCTTACCTAGAGGGCGTTAACTTTCTTTTTGATGTGGAGCAGCAGCGACAGATAACTTTAAAACAAGATGATGTAGATTCGTGTGTGTTGCCTTTGGAAACAAAGTTCACCCAGCAGATCGACAACGATAGTCGGATCTCTCTAAATCATTTACTGATAAATAGAATCGGAAAAGCTTCTATTATACATAGCGAAGAACCTGACTCGGAAGGTAACGTCTCAATTAATGAGCCTATATCTGAAAATCGTTTACTTGCTCTTTACAATTTGTTATCAGTAAAGTTGTCTGAGACTAACGGTATTGATTATGGAGTATTTAACGGTGCTCCTACGGGGGAGTCACATAATGCCCAATTAGTAGGGGATACTTCCTCTACCTTTAATTTAGGTTTGGGAGTTCCTTACCTAGAGGGTGTGGCAAAGATTAGCAACTCGGAAGTGTCTGTCATAAGTAGTGTAGGAAGCTATATTAAACTTCCTCCTGTAGCAGAGTTTCAAGACCTTCTTTATACTAGACAAGGTGCTACGTTTGAATCCTGGGTGCATATACCGGCCTTCTCTTCTTACGACTTAGGGGCAGACGCTTCGGGGCTGTATAGGTTATTGTTGGCTAACGAAAATACGGGCCTAAAGGAGGGTGCAGACGCTCAGGCAGATATACTTAACCTGTCCTTTGATAATAACTTAACAACTACTAACGGGTTAATTTTTGGATTTACTAGGGATCGAAGGTTTACTCAAAAAACTCTTCCTTCCAATTTGCCTGCCGACAACTTGTATAATGACTCCGTTCTTGTCCTAGCACCTACGTTATCTTTCGATAGTTCTAGTGCCGGATTCATAAACTCTAGGGCGGTTGACGTGTGTAACTCTACTTCTTCTTGGTTGGGTATGACTGTTCCCGTTTCTAGCACCTTAAATGGAGTTAGTTTGTCTTCTTGTGAGGATGAGTTTTGTCATATCGTGTTGTCCTTAGACCCTCTAAACAATTCAATTAATTACTACTTAGATGGAGTCTCTATTGCTACTTCAAGCTATGAAGGAGTTTTTGGTATCTCACCAGATAAGAAAACTCCCAAAATCCCTTCTGTATTCCAAGACAACTCATTTAGGTATAACAGTGCTTATGTAAGTGAGTCTTCTGTGGCTGCTTCTAAATTAGGACCAGAGCTTGACGATTTCTTTACTCCTTGGATTATTGGAGGAGGATATACTGATGGAAATCCTAATGGAAACTTTATGGGAGGGGAATATGGAGGAAAGGTCAGCGGCCTTAAGGGGCATGTTGGCAGCGTGAAGATGTACTCTAGACCTCTTACAAGTTCTGAGGTAGAGATTAACTACACTGCATCTAAAGCCTTCTTTAAGAACATTGCTGTGTCAGGTATTTAATTATGGCTATTCCTACTTCTACAACTACTTACGGTAAGTTAATACCTCCTAAAGCTTTAAGGGATGCTACTCTTAAAGACTCTAAAGTATATGGATTTAATTACCCTCCTCAAGCCTCTCCTGGCAACGGTTATTTCTCCAAGTCTTCTGGCTTAACCATCGTTACATCCTCCATCAGAAGCCTTGTGAGGACCGAGAGAGGGGAGAGATTTATGCTACCTGACTATGGGTGTAATTTGAGAAAATTCTTAATGGAGCCTATGGATGAAGTAACTTTTAGGCTTATTAAAGAAGAGATTGAGACCTCGTTCCGTAAATACTTACGAGCAATTAACATAGGAAAGTTACAGGTGTTTGAAACGAAACAGTTTAATATTGAAGTTAAACTGTTTTGCTCCCTTAGGGATGTAAAGAATAGTAACTTTGGCGTGGGAGTAAGAATATAATGGTAGTATTTTCAGGAACAGTTAAATCGGATTTTTTAAAATTTCTCCCTTCAAACTTAGATAACAAGGAGAAGCTAATAGACTTTGCTGCTTCTGATTATACCACTTTAAGAGATAACTTAATAGCTTATACAAGAGCTAATTTTCCTTTAGATTATAATAACTTCTCAGAGTCGGACTTTGGGATGTTACTAATAGAGTTGATGGCAGCAGTGGGTCACATTCAGTCTCATAAGTCGGATTATCTTGCAAACGAAAACTTTCTCAGGACTGCTAGGGAGAGAGCAAGTGTTAAGAAACTTTTAGGTCTTGTTGGAGTTAGAATGAAAGGCCCTATCTCAGCCGCAGCGCAATCTACGATATCCTTTGATTCTCCTGTAGTGGGATGCAGTTCTCTTACCGTAGGTGAGGCATCTAGAACTTTTACTGTTAATTCGCCTGAGGATGGGGGTGCGTTAACTTACACTTTATACAAAGTTAATACCGATGGCACTGTAGATCTAGACAATACCTCTAATGATTTAGTATTTACCTTTGATCCTGTAGGTTCTTCTCAACCAGTCACTGTTACTAGCTCAGTATTGTTGGAGGGGTCATTAGTTGTTGAATCTGGTACTTTTCAAAGCGTAGACGGCATTAAGAGTGTTTCTTTAACTCAATTTCCTTACGTAGAAAAAAGTGCTCAAGTAATTGTAAACGGGCTAGGGTCTACTGCGGGAATATACAAAGAAGAAAGTAATATCTATTTTGCTTCTGGGGCTACTGACAAAGTATTTCAAGTTACCACTGATGGGTCTTTTAAGGCTTCCATACTGTTTGGAGATAATACAGTAGGTATGTCCCCTGCGGTAGGTGATTCATACATAGTATCCTACCGAGTAGGGGGAGGTACTAGGGGCAATATATCTGAGAGCTATATAAATGTTCCTATCCAGGGTACTGCGAGTAATGGAACTGAAGACGGAACTGTGGGCATAGCCGGAACTCTTGAAAATACTAGCCTTGCTACAGGGGGTGCTGATGCCGAGTCTATGGCTAAAGCAAAAAGATATGCCCCTCTTACCTTCAGGTCTCAGGACAGGCTCGTTACACTTCCAGACTACAGAGCATTCGCAAACACCTTTATTTCTAACTATGGATCTACGGGAAAAGCTACTGCTAGTGTAAGAAGAGCCTTCTCGTCAGCAAACACTATTGACGTTTTTGTTCTAGAAAAAGCCTCTGACACTCAGTTAAGGTCGGCAACTCCTGAATATAAGAAACAGTTATTGGAGGCTATCTTACCTCAGAAGATGCTTACAGATGATCCGGTAATTGTTGACGGTTTGATAAGAACTTTAGATGTTCAGCTAACTTTAACCTTAGATAGAAAATTTGAATTTAATGCTCCTGCGATAGTATCCACTGTAAGATCTCTAGTTTTAAATTACTTCAATGTTGATAACACCGACTTTGGACAAGCTTTTCATCCTCAAGACTTGGTTAAAACTATCCTTCAAGAAGAGCCTCAGACAAGGTTTATAACTGTGGACAACATAAGTAGCCCTATAACCGTTGGGTTTAATGAGATTATTCAATTGAATAACTTTACTATAAGGACTGAGTACGTCTAATGTCTGGTAAGACTTATTTAACTAATCAAAAATACTTTAAGCCCAACTACTTCGAGGCAGTAAAGTATATCGTACCCCAGTATCTAACTGAGGATGATATCTCTACTTTCGGACAGGAAGTCGATATTAAGGATCAGGTTATAAATTCTCATTTGGATATTGCTAATAGCTTATCTGATGTGATAGTTGTAAGTGGGGTAGAGGATACCATTTACAGTAACGTATCCTCCTTGTCGGGGATCGCTCCTTATTTTGTTAAGCAGAACGGTCTTACTAATATAACAACAGAAAGATTTGAGACCAAGATACTTTCCCCCTTAAAAAAATCTATATTAGATTACAAGACTAGTGCAAGCTTCTCGTCTTACGTTTCAAATACTCTGCTTCCCTCGATAGCACTCAATAATCCAACAGCCGTATTTACTGCCGGACATTCTCCATCGGACACTCACAACTACTTGATTGAGAATCTATCCTGGATGTATTTCCTTAATACTACGGGAACCTACTTTGACCCTTCTTCTTACGTATCGGATCTAATAGTAAATAATATTTATTTTGGAAAGCCTATCGCTACTAGTGACGGTATTAAGGGGTTGATGGAACATGTCTGGAAGAATAAGAAGACAGCATTCTATCCAGCCACTACATTTGCGAGTGGGGCAGGGACTTACGTAAGTGGAACCCAGCAATTAGACAACCTTAAGACTTGGGTTGATGTCGTGTACTCCCCTTTACATTCTGATAAGTCTGATTTTACTGTAAGAGATAGGTTTGAAACTTTTATAGATTCCTCCCTGAAAATTAGTAATGAGATACCTAATGGCCCTTTCACAAAGTTCCTAAGGGCTTTATCTTTTATTGCTTTTGATATCGATAATCAAAGTGAGTTATTATCTACGCTTTACGATATAGATGAATGCCCTGATGAATTCTTGCCTCTTCTTGCGGAGTTAATTGGATGGGATTTGTTTGGCAGTGACCCCTCTAGGTGGAGACTACAGCTTAGGAATGCGGTTAGTATTTACAAGGCAGTCGGCACAAAGAAATCCCTGAAGTTCGCAATGAACTCTGTGTTTCCGAAAGATGCCTTTGACCTGGAATCAAAAGTTGTAGAACTTTATGAGTCTTACGTTCCCTTCTTAATTTATTACGCGCTGGCTACGGAGTCATCAGTATTCAAATCTTTAGCTACATGGACTCCTGAAGTAGCTGATTCGCTGGACGTTGTAGGTTACTCCACTTCCAGCCTAGATGAAAATCTAAAGCTTGCTACCGATAGAATTTTATACGAAATATACCTTAAGTTTAAAGGTACAAATGGATTTCAGCCGTTCCCAGGGGAGGAGTTAGGGTATAATTATAGGGGCCGCACATACCCTATCCCTCCATTTGAGGAGTATCCCTACTATGCTAATTTTGAAGTAAGAAGGGAAGTAATTGATTTTCTTGCGGATAGGCTTGCCTGCTTTGGGGTAAGGGATCAATTTGCTTTAGATGTTAGTGGGTATCTTCATGACAATGTAATAAATGTAGATGACGAACCCCGAGCGGCTAGTTTTCTATTCTTTACTTCAGCATACAATGAGCCTCCAAATACTTCTAGGTTATTACAAGATTTAAACAACGAAAAGTTTGAATATGTTTCTCTTTGGTCTGGAAAGTCATCTCACTTTAAGGTGTTCTTTAATGCTAACTCTTTTGATTTTGATACTAAAGGGATATCTTTCGGGCAGGAGACCACAGGTGATGCTTTTGTGCTGGCATCTCAGATAACTAGAAGGATGGCACCGGCTCACTCAATTCCTTTAGTGAGCTTAGAATTATCTTCCGTAGATACCTTACCCATTAATGTTTCTTCCTTACCTTTGATATTTCCTGATAAGGTAGAGATAGAATCAGGTGCTTCAAGAAACTACTTCTTGTCAGGTTTAAACTTGAATAGTTACAAGAGGGGGTACAATACTGGAGGAAAGGACATAGGAAGATCTGCAACCCAAACACTGGCTTCCCCAGAAATCCTTACTGCTACTAATGCAATAAATATTCCTAGAAAATCATTACGCAGAAGATCCTACGACAATCTCATGTCCTTTAACGGTTACTACGACCGTACTGGATTTAACATGCCTTCTACGTTTGCTATGGCATCGGGACTAACTCTAAGTGGTATCCCTCTTGGATTAATTCCTAGTAGCTATGAGTATACCCCAGTTTCTGATCACGTAAATTTACCCAGCATTTGGAGTAGGTGTGAGACCTTAGATTCAGACAGTAGCTACTATGAGTATGATGTTAGCAACACTATACCTTTCCGTGGGCAGGCATCAGGTGCCCCTAGGAACGACAGGGGGCAGTTGCCAGATGTTTATGCTGCTATGCATGATATCAGGGAGCATACGAAGGTTATGGATGCCTCAGCAGCATATGGGCCTGCAAGCCTGTATGTAAATTCTGTTAGTAATGTATACCAATCATACGCAAACTCTGCCACACAAGCTAGTGGTTGGTTCCCTAACAGTGCTGAAGATTTCTACAACTTCTCTTTCGGAAAGGACCTACACACCTTATACACTATTTACACTTCTACCTTCGAGCGTCATCAAATGAATGAAAGACTTCAGTATGTTGACGGAGCTAATTTATTTTCTCATACCTTTGGGCCTATTTTATACAACCATAATTTAGAAGACGTAGCGAGAGACTCTAGTTTCCTTGCATCTTCTATTGATGCAATTACCTACTTCAGTCCTGTAGACAGCTTATTTACTGGGCCTTTGTCTTATGCTGCTTCGGATCCTACTGATATGTATCTTGATACTTCCGAGAGGGTAGTCTCTGGAGCAATCCCTGCGGTGGAACTTATCCAGACCTCAGGTTCAGGGAAAAATAACTTGTTTTCAATATTTAAGATTGATAGTAAATTCAAGAAAGCTACTGACGATCCTTACATGTTTGATAATACTTTTATCATATCTAGAGCAACAGAAAGAGGATTGCCTAGGGTTAGGTTTGACATGTCTAAGTATACGGCACCTTCGGATCGCCCTATAGCTACTAACTTCTTGGTCCCTGATCACGAACAGGAATTAAAGGTTAAAACTTTAGTAACAATAGGGGGGAATAATTTTGGAGGAAGGGCTATTGGTATGTGGATACATACTAAGCCTGAAGGAGGCAAGATGTGGTCTTACACTAGCAAGGGCCAATGGGAACAACATGATCAGCTTATAGGAAGACAGGATGTTGTATCCACCTACTCCCACGTAGTATCACTCCCTAGGAGAACCAAAGAGGTCGATCCTTTTAGTCCTGAAAGTTATGAGTGTCTTGATGTTGTTCCTTACGCCAATAGTTACAACCCTGCCGTCACTCCGGTATCTAGGTTAAGGGAGACAGACTTTGAGGAGCTTATAGTAAAGTTTAATACAACTAACAGAAATATTCTACTTCCTAGTGATTACCAAAAAGCCTACAAGCAGCTTCACCGTAAGGATCAGCAGTATGTGGTCGAAGTATTCATGGTTCCGAATGGAGATGTTGCAACCTTTATGTTGCTGGATACTGTAGAGCTTCAAGACCTTACTTTAAAGAAGCTTTCTGAGATCTTTGTTAACGGTAAATACCAAGACCCTCAATGCATAATGCCTCAGGTTGTTGGTAACTGCCCAGAATATAGGCATCCATTATCTAAGGATAGACTAAGACAGATATTTAAATTCTTTAATGATATAGCTGGAAAGAACTCTGCTCAAGGTATAGCTAGTAGAGACGCTTTCGAATCATCGGCTATAATGGACGTAAGCGGAGGTTCTAGATTGGATTACAGGAATAAGACTTCTTGGAATTATGTAATCAAGAACGTTGCCCAAGTGATAGAAGGGATAATTTTAGACGCATAATGTTTACTCAAGGATTTGGAGAAGTCTTAACGGACATATTGACTGTTAACCCTGCGCTAGCGGAATTGCCTTCGGCTAGCTCGATTTTGGATACGTCTAACTATACTTTCAATGCCGTCACTTATGGTAAGGATGCTCAAGGATTCAACTTTCATGGGCACGCAATAGTAAATGTCGCAACAGACGTTGCAGGATTTATTCAGACTTGTAATTTAGGTTTACTACTTCTCGAAGCGTATAATCCTGACTCTGCTGGATCTACTAGCTCCTACTTCTTTTCTTCCACTTACGAAAAATTTTCCTCTACTTACAATTCTGTACCTCAATACCCTTCTCCTTATGATCGAAGAGTAGAGAAAAATTCCACTATTCCTAACGCCCTAACTGCCTCGGCTTCCCTTATTAATAATTTTAGCAGCATACCTGATATGGGTCACTACTCTAATGTCGCAGCAGGTGACCCGTCAATTAGTGGGTTATGGAATATTGTAGGAGGGTTTCCTCCTTCCAAGTATATACTTCCGGGCTACCCGACGATTGCACCAAACTTTGTCTTGGGAAGGAACGGCGCGGTCACCGCCGTTGCCTTGAGCGGAGTATATAATGAATTTGGTCTTGTGGACCCTAGTGGATTTGTAAAAATTAATGAGACCTCAGGAATCGACACAGGTCTAAGCTCTTTAACTAATATTCAGGGTGGAGCTTTATCGGGGGGTCCTTGCATCTATAGTGGAGTAGCAGGGGTAGCAGTTTCCTCAGGGGAAGTCACCTTAGCCGTTGTGCCTCAATTAGGGGACGCGGCAGCTTTAGCTGCTTTTGGGGGAGTGTCTCATTTGGGGGTATGGTGTTTAGATTTAGGCGAGATGCTTAAACAGGGATTAACCCCTCCCTATTCTTGGAATCCCCTAAATAACAACAGGAAATATAAATTAGTATCTAAGACTACCTTATGGGATAATTTACTAAGCCACCAGGATTACTCCACTTATAGTGGATTAGTTGATGGTCTCGCTTTAGGGTTAGCTTTAGCAAATAAAGGTCCTTTGTTTACTATTAAATTTACTTTTACTTAATCATGAATAATACATTCAACGAAGGGTTAGCCACTAAAGGCCATTTAACCATACATAAGATTGCTAATGGAGAGGAGGAGCTTCTCTTTGATGATAAGAATGTTATTGTTTCTGGGTTTGGATGGGCGTTAGGTCACCTTTATGGGTTGGCGGGATCACCTACGGTTACTGACTTTCAGATCGATAGATTTCAGTTAGGTGTTAGCGGTCACGCTGGCGTTCAGGTAAGCTCTACTTTTCAACTGTCAGGTCCTTTAAGCTCTACAGAGGAGTATACTACTAACGGAGACAGTAACCTCTTAGCGGTTTCTGCTGATGCTTATGCTAACGATCAAATAAATGGAACACAATCAGTTTTTGCTAAAATTCCTTTTAGCAAGGTAACTAAAATAGATGACAGAAGTGTTAGATACACTATATTTGTAGATGAAGACTCCTGTAATAATTTATCTAGAAACAGCAATCCAATGAATTTAAATGAGATTGCTTTATGGGTTAAGAACCCAAAGGGAAGACCTAATGACGCATCAGTAATGGCTGCATACAGGTACTTTAGTAATATTAGAAAAACATCAGACTTTGGTCTAGTGTTCAGATGGACAATTACATTCGGATAACATGTTAAACCCAAGTGACGTATATGTTGAAGGTGGCTCAAATGACCTTTATGCCTGTTGGACTGACAAGGTTACAAAGTATGATGCTAGCTCATTCTACAATTGGGAGATGGACAATCTTCCCCTTCATGATTTAGAAGAAAGGACTCACTTGCTGTGGGAGCGTTTAGGTAATCCTACCTCGGCAATTACTGGAATGTCTTTCATTGTATCTGGTGATGCGACCGAGTCCTGTAATCCTTTATACTTCACTACTCTGAGTGCGTGTCTTCAAGCTCTCCCAGAAGTTATTAATCACCCTATACTGGTTGAGGTTGCTAGCTTTGGTGCCTTGGGTAGCCTTGATATTTCTAATAAGGTATTTGGTCCTCGTGGTGCTATCGAGATAATTAATAGAAACTGTGGGTTTGCAGGGGCAGTAGACTTAGCTAACTATCCAATGTCCCTGAATGTATTGGATACCGTATATACTGATTACGCTTTAGCTAAGAGTGTAAGCTCGTTGTTTAGTACTTCTGCTCCGTCCGTTAGCTTTGATAACTTTAACTCCTACATGTATTCTAACGGGCAGTTCTTGGCTAGCGGTACCGATAGATGGAAAGATGAAAGATTCGATACACCTGGGCATTACGCTTTTACTCGAAGAGTAGGTAGCGATCAGTTAGGAGTGATGACTGCATCTCTAAGTAGTACTGGTGCTCCGTGGGGTACTGAATCCAGTGATAGTTTAGCAAAAGCATCTAGCGGTTTAAACTTTATTCCTCACGACAAAACTTTTAGATCCGAAGAGTTGATGAACTCCTATGATGCCAGCACGGTTTCTGAGATTGCTGGGGGTTCTCCTATATTTCCTACTGCGGGAGCTAACGGAGTCGCGGGTGCTCCTGAAGACGCAGTTGCAGCATTCTCCTACATGAATCACTTAGATTCAATTAAGATAACCAACTGTGACGGTCCTATCTACATTAGAAACTTCACTGTTGACGGAGAGAACACCCGAGCAAAGGGTATTGAAATCATAAACTCTAATGTTAATCTAGAGAGATGTTCAGCTTCTAGATGCACTCAAGCTGGGTTGCATGTTACTAACTCTAAAGTTAATCTTCTTCGAGGATTTGTCTCCTTTAGAAACTATGGATTTGAAAACGGTGTCCGTGTTGGATTGAATTGGAATGAGAAGGTAGAATCCTACAAGACTTTAGATTCTTACGGTGCGGGTATCTATGCTGACAATTCAACAATAGATTTCCAATCTACTTATGCTAGGGATATTGAGAAATCATCGCAAGCCTCTTCTCTTGTATACAAGCCTACTAATTACACGGGAAATTTGCCAGCCCCTTCGCAAGAAGCGTTGTACTGCCTATCAAGAAACGATATTGGCATCCACGCTCTTAACTCCACTATTACTGGAGGCAAGACAGAGTTAGCTCCAACATCAGCAACGACTGGGTGGCAAGACGCAGTTCAAATATTCTCAGAACTTAATACTGAGGCAGGAGCTAGGCTTTCTAATTGTTCTTTAAATCTAAAGGGAAGGCTTACAACTTACGGAAATTACTATGGTATTGATGCTTTAAATAGTGACATGTCTTTTGATTTCCTTAAAGCTTATGCAAACCAAAAGGATGCGCTTAAGCTAGATGGGTGCTCCCTTAAATACAATAATAATCTTTATCAGGGATACTTAGACAAGATAGGAAACTACAACCTTGGCAAGGATGGTTACCTACAACATCAAGTAACTTTACTTAAGAACGGAGGAGCAATAAACGCTAAGAACTCAACTATAGGCCCTGTGTATACTAGCGCGATGCCTGATATTTATGAGAGTTTCTTTATCTCAGGAACTCACGGAGTTTACAAAAGTGCGGACGCTACAAAGAATGTGAAACCTAACGTGATCCTAGATGGTTCTCATCTTGATGCAATTCACGCTAGCGTATACACGGAGCCTACTGGAGGAGGAAGAACCGAGGCGTGCTTTGGGGAAGCCATCCATGCTAAGAATGGTTCTGTGGTATACTTGCGGGGATCAGGCTCCTACGCCAATAAGATAATTGGTGGTGAGACTAGTGTAGCCCAGCACAGAAAGTCGGGTCTCTACGCTACTGATAACTCTAAGATCTCTATTCAAGGTCCTACGGTAGTTGCTCGTTTTGGGGTTGACGCTCTTGTAAACAATAATTCAGAACTTGAGATCTGTCCTCCTAGAGACTCAGAGGGTACTTTGCTTGCGTCTTCCTTCAACTTAGACGAGTCAAAGAATCACACTATGGTGGAGATGCATTCAACCAGAGCCTGCATAGTAGCAGACAATGGCTCAGTAGTGAATGCTGAAGACTTAGGATCCTACCATGACCTTTGGGGTGTAGGCACTTACGGTGCAGGTATAGATCTTACACGACTTGATTATTTGACGAGTGCTGACACTGGCACTGCTCAGTATGTAACTAACGTAAGTGCTGGATCTTTGCAACTTTATCCTAATGGCTTTGTTGATGACCCAGGTCTCCCAGCGAACGTATACTTTAATCCAACTCTTGTCGGTGGCGAACTCCCATCCTTTGCTAATAACGGAGGCTATAACCCTCAGAATTATTATTACCTTGATAACATTACTAATGGGGGAGACTTAACTATTTCCGCTGTTACAACCGGGGGAATGTCAGTTAGAGCGGTGAATAAGAGTAAGGTAAATATTACTAATGTTCACTTCCCCACAGGTTGGCCTCAAGTTTCTTCAGTAATTTACGACTTCAGCGGTATCGATGGCTTGGAAGCTGCCTGTACTAGACCTCACATTTGGAACATTGCTGATGATTCAGTGTTAGACGCAAACTACATTTCAGTTAGTGGAAGCCATCCTCAGGATGCTGGGTATGTTGGTCCCTCGGGCACTTGGTCTCAGGCATCTGCCGCTCCAAACAGCACTCCCGACACAAGTAGCTTGTCAGTTTTAGACTACTATGGGCCTGAAGCCGGTGGGAACCTTTTTGGACAATCAACTCATAAGAATTATGGAGCCTTTAGATTATACTTCTCTGTAGATCCTTTAGTCAACTCTCTAGTAGTTACTGATCATGTTCTTAGCGGGTATGCCACTCAGGTTTTCGCTCAAGGATACAACTTCTCAGGATCGTTATCCGCACCAGGAACAGGTTCTACCGCCGTCAGTGCGTTCCAAACTAAAGCTATATTCTCACCCTCTTACTACACAATAAGTGACGCTGGATTCTATTACGCATCTTCAATGGTCTATAATCCTAATACGGTGAAAGCTTTCTTGGATGACTCCGCTGCAAATACGTTTGCTAATGCTAAACATAATACGGTAGGAAAATCAGGCTTGGCTAATCCGGTTAGAATGTATGATCCTTTTGACACAGGATTCGGGGGAGATTCCTTATCCGACAAGACATCAGGAAGGGGTGTGGCTTCTGTGAATAAATTTGATCTCAGGAAACTTAACTAATGGCAATTACTAATTACTTTGAGTCTGGTAACAGATATACAGACCCAGTTAGATACTTTAAGGCTAATGATCCTTATTACTACGAAGTTGATAATATTCCTATTAAGCAATTAGAGGAAAACTCTAACTTCCTTAAGGATCAAGTAGATGGCCTTCTGGAAGCTAAAGCTTCTAAAGGTAGAGAGAGTATAACAGAGCTTCAGCCTTACGTTGACGCAACAGACTCCAAGGTTAAAGTTAAGCCGGGTAGATTCTCTGCAAGGATAAATGACGCACTGACATTAGACAAGCTTCAATTTATCTCTCAAGTTGTTGGTATAAATGAAGGATCTGAGTATCCTAACACTTACAGAGTAGAAACTAATATTGGGGATAATGTAGCTCCCGTGTTAGCAAAGTGGCAATCCAAGTTAGCAGCCAATGCGACTAACATGAATGGATTGTTCGAAAGATCGTTTGTGTATCCTATGATAACTAGCGATGTTCCAGACCAGGATGGAGTAACTGCTCCTGGGTTCGGTCCTGAATCTATACAGCCTGGATTCCAAGGTCAAATATGGGCCAACAGAACTGATCAAGAGTATTGGTATTACTCAACCTTTGGAACGACTACCAGTATTCAAGGAACTCCTCAAGCTTTAAATACTACTGAAGGATTCAGAAAAAATGGAAGACTAGAGTCTGAGTTTATAAAGAGATGGAGAGGTATCGCTAGAACTGCAATTGTAGATGTTCCTTCGGAGTTAGAGATAGAGATTCCTCCTTTTGATGCGACTGAGTTTTTCTTTGTTGATGCGAATGGGAACAATCAAAACCTTGACGCTACTCAAAGAATTGACTTGGTGTTTATCTACTCTAAGCCAGTAGATCAGCCATCAACTAGAGTTCCTTCGTATGCCGGAGGAGGCTCTAGAACTTTAACTGAGCCTGCTCTAGGTATAGTGAAGGGTGCTGGTGTAGGATTAGACCTAAGGACCTCCACTAATATTGGAAACACTCAAAACGTAGTAAGCCTTCAGTCTTTGGAGGGGACTACTTTAATGCTTCCTAACCCTTCTGATGAACTTTCTGAAGGTACCGGATTTACAACTTCTGCGGGAGTGATTAGAGGTTCTTTCCCTTCTCCTGATGACTTGATGAACCTTGCTCCTTTACTGTCTGAAAACCTAACGGGAGGAGACACCACCGGAACACAGGAATCCTTAGCTCTTATTGGGCAATCAATTCTTCCTGTTGCATATGTGGTAGTTAAGAACACCGCAGCTATAAATGCTAACGGGGCTTCTATTGTTACTGTAGATGACCTAATTGATATTAGACCTTTCTTTAGAACTACTGAGTTAGCTTATAATGAGAGATCCGGGCTTGCTGCGGCAACGCCTCAAGTATCCTTGGCTAATCCGGTTGTTACTGAAGCTTATGCTGAAGAGTTAAAGTATAATCTTAGGAATGAGATTCTCAACAATGTTACTACTCAAATAGGTGCTGAACAGGCCAGAGTCGTAGCGGCTGGAACAGTTAAGGGCGGCATGTTTTATGGTGTTGAGGGAGCGTTAGCTGCTTACCTTAAGGATACTGCCAATGTTACTTCTTATAATGCGGCCAAGGCATTAGTGGAATCCAGTTACGGATACGCTACTAATTCGATCCCTGATCTTCCTGATTGGGATGTTTCCAGATGGTGCTCTCAAGGCAGCTTTTTAGATAAGGGGACCTTCCCTAATGATAGAGTAAATTACTGTCAATGGGGGATGGGAGGACCTAATGCAACTACGCAAGATATTAAGTATAGTCCTTTTAAGAGTAAGCCAAACTCTGCCGCTCTTGACGCAGCTTTTGTTAATGACACTAGGATTCCCAGATTGGCGGGGCAAGGAACCTTCCACTCAGAGGGCCGCAATACTCTCAACGGGGAAGCAAAGCAACAAGGTCTTACCACCTTCTTCTTCGTAGAGAAGACTATTAGACTTGACAGATCTCAGACTCCATGGATGAATGATTACTTTGTAAATGTGCAACTTCAAAACTGCGCTCCCTTAAGCTGTAGGGCTGGTACATCCTTAACTGCTAACACTCATGTTAGTAATAATGGAACAGCCTCTGTATGGGTTGATCGGAGGGATGATGAATTTACTATCTTTGTGTCTTGGTCCAGTGATGATTGGTCTAGCTTTTTAGAGGGGGGAGACATAAATAATATGTTCGGCAGAATGCCTGCTCAGAATAGAGGAGACGGGTCTAAATATTGTGGGTTTACCGTATTAAATGGTGATATCATGGCTGCATCTAACCCTAATGGAGCTTTAACGGGCGTGGGAACTGAGTCAGTAACGCTAGGAACTGCCATCTACCCAACAGTTAGTTTCCAAGTAGTTGGCATTCCCTCCAGTGTGGAAAGCGCGTCTACTGGCCTAAACTCCTCTAACCCAGTTATTAGTCTTCTGTAATGACTGGAGTTCGCTTTGGTTGCGGGGAGTTTGTTCCTGGAGGAGAGAACGTATTTGTTCCTAATCTTCCGGTGCCAACTCCTGGAGTCATACTAGAGCCTAGGGATCCTAAGTACGTAATCCCTCCTTTTCTCCCTCCTGATCCTCCTGATCAAATAAGAGTTAAGTGTGTAGAACAATCTCCTGGAGATCCTTCTTACATCCCTCCTCCCGCAGGGTTTAGGTATATTAATGGGTATCGGAGGTGCCTTCCTTGTGACGGCGTAGGTAGCAATCCTAATAGGAATGCTCAAGGATGTGTATATATTTCCCTGGAAGAGTGTACTCCTAATTGTCCAAGCCCTACAGAAAGAATAGAGCCTCCTACTACGCGGACTCCTGATAGCAGTGTTCCTTCAGGTCCAATACCCCAAGGAGGATATGCAAACTGGTGGTTCTGTAATTCTAATACAGGGGCATGTTCTAAAGTTAGACTTCCTTCAAAGCGAGGGCAACCTGCTGGATCTTTCACTTCCAAAGTAAATTGCGAAAGGTCTTGTGTAGCTCAGGCGGGAAATATTGGAAGTAGCATTGCTAGAGCACCTACCCCAGTTAATCAGCCTACGCCCTTAGGTAGTCCTAAGATTCCAGGCGTGGTTATACCTGACCCTTCTAACGGGTTTAATATTACCGAAGTAAATATACAAAACCAAGCAAACATCCAAGACCCTCCTAATCCTGGTTTAGCTAATACTGGTTCTAACCTTTACGATCCTCAGTATAACTTTTTCTCCCCGGAACTAATCAATACCACACCTAACAACAGTGTGGTATACAATCATAAAAATATCTTTAGGAGTGCCGTTCCCGAGCCAGTGGCAATTTTAGTTAACAATCAGGGATCCACGGGGGTGTGGAACGAATCGTTCTTTAACTTAAGCTTAGAGGATGTTAAAGCCAGCATAAGCAATGAGTTACTTCAGGCATTTCAGACTATTAATTTTCCTGGAGGTCAGCTTGTAGGAGAGACTGCTTTCCTAGAGATGCTTAGAAAGCACATTATCACTGGAACATTAAATGAGTTTGATGAGGAGTTCTACCTTAATCTTGCTAGGTCTCAGAAAAATAATAAAAAGATAGTATACACAGGACTTCAAAATAAAGAAGTTTCTGAGAGGGCCGGTCTGGGAGTCATTGCATCAGAGTCTGTTCTGGCAGATTCAGAAGGGCAAGTAAACCTAAGGCAGCGTCAAATGCGTAGGCAGAGAAGGTTAAACACCGATGTCAGAGCTAAGTGTACTATCTGTAGATCAGGTTATGGTGTAGAAAAGAATCAAGACATATTCCTTTCGGATAGTGGAATTTGTGTTACTCTTTCTGGATTAGAGAAAAGTGTTTCTGTTCCTACGGGGGATGGAGATGGTTACTACATGTACATCAATCAGCTTAATAATTTAGATTGCAAGCCTTTAGTAACCACAAACGAATCTGCTAGCACCTACTATGTTTCAGAAGATACTAGGTATAACGCACTTAAATTATTCCGTCAGTCTACCGATGTTGTCTTAACTGCCACTTCATTAGTAGAACATAACGAGTTAGTTGCGGGAGACTTAGGAGCTTCTGCTTTGAAGCCTCTATTTATGACTGTCGATTTAGAGTCGATAGGATTAGAAAATAATGCAAACCCCTTAGTCTCTACTTATTCTGCCAAGTATAATACCTTAGAAGATCAAGCCTCAATTGACGAATACACTAAGAATAATGGTATGTCTATCACGAGGGTCAACATTGATTATCGAGATCCTCTATACAGGTATATCCTAGACACTTCAACTGTTAGCCTTAGCCAAAATGATATTAACTTCAAGGCTGTAAGTACTGGTAAGGATTATCCTGGAGGAGTCCTTATAGCAAAGAATATTCCTTTTGGATTAATAATAACTCCTGTGGTAGGCTCTAAGTTTAATCCGTTTAATGGGTTCTCCACTATACTCACTTACGAGTCCTCAGTAACAAGACTTTTAAAGTTTGGACCTAGCATTAGAGGAAATGATTCTTTTGCCGGAAACCCTGAGTTAAAGCAAGAGAATTTATATAATAGTACTGGAGGGGATCTTAAGGTTGGATTAGTAGAGCCTAACGATACCCAAAATATATTATACAAATACGAAGCTAATTCTCCCTTGTACACGGAAACTTTCTATAGGGATGGGTCGTATCAAACTAGCAGTTCTCCTGTATCATCCACAGGAACTTCGTTTATGGTGAAGGAGGTGTTAGACTTTATTCACACTACCTACAGCCCAGACGAAATTTTATGGTTTGATGTTCTTAGGAGAATGCCTCTCAACAGAGTAGGTGAGCTATTCTACGACTATAATAACGAATTGATAAACAGATTAGAAAGAGGATTTAGGCACAACATGAAAATAAACTATCTTCTCAAGTCGGATAAGGATTTATCCAATCAAATCTTAAGTGATGACGATAGGGTCATAATAAAGAAAGGAGACAGGTAATGCCTCTGATTGCTAAACAAGGAGATCTTACTCAGGGTCACTGCTGGCCTCCTGCTCCAATGGAGTCTCAACTCAACAGCCCTTCCGGTGTTTATGTGCAGGGACAGTTAGCTATAGTTGAAGGCGACTTAACCGTTCATCCTCCGGGGTGTACGAGTCCTCCTACTACTCACGATGTGATAGCCCTTAAGGGCAGTCCTACTGTATTCGTAAATTCAATTCCAGTCATACGAGACGGAGATCCTATGGGGTGTGGAGATGCTGCTGAAACTCTTGCGGGTACTGTATATGCAAACGGTGGAGGTAATATCCTCGAAGTTATCCCTGGAGGCTCCCCTGAAGCAAATGTCGGTGAAGAAGTTGGATATGTGGTTACTAACATTGGTGTATCCTATAATGTAAATCTTTTAGCTGACATGACCATAACTTTCACTTCTAACCTAGATGGAATAGAAGAGTCCTGGAATTCTTGGAAGCCTGAAGCTCTTACACCACAGCCTTCTAATGGCTTTAGAATAAATCTTGAAGAGGAATTTACTGGGAACTCGTTTATTAGTTATCAGAACCAAGGTGCTCCTACTTTACCCTCCACTGCACCTCCTATATTCTTACAGCCATTAGATCCCTTTGTGAGGTTTGAAATGGTGGAGGGTCCATTTACTGTAGATAATGCGGGAAGTTTGACGTTGCTCCCAGGATTCATACCTCCTAGAGACCCTGCGAATGCTAAGAGATTCTTAAAGCTTCTACCTACTACGGTTAGAATTATCTATGGATTGGCTACTTCAGTAATCACAAAAGAGGTATCCTTCGATGCTAGGGTGATTCCTCGGTAGTTCTTGCTAATATTTTTATCATTTATATCCCGACGGAATAAATACATATAGATACCCGGAGTTTTAATAGGATTTTTATTATGAAGTACTTAGATGTTAGTGACGAATACGTCAAGTCTGTTTTAGCCGCTAATCATTTGGTTGGCAAGATCGATGAGTCTTCCCAAGCGGAAGCCCAAGTAGAGGCTGAAGTTGTGGAAGAGTCGGAAGCCGAGCATGCCTGCCCTCTTTGCGAGTCGGAGCTTGATGCTCCTGTGTCGGAGGAAAGTATGGCCGAGTGTGTTGAGTTTATTCTCGACGCTCTAAACGAGGCTGTTGAATCTGAAGGTGAGACTTTAGAAGAGTCTGACGAGGATCTAGAAGAAGAATACGAAGAGGAGTAATCTTTATGTCTTATGATATGAAGAAGTTGCTAGCCCTTTCAGAAGGGATACTGGCTGGAACTCCTGAGGTGAAAGAGGTAGCTCTAACGAAGCAGATGGATAACCCTACTGCTCCGGCAAAGCCCATACTTGATGTGGGGAGTGTAGAGGTATCTGACGATTACGTTAATTCTATTCTTTCGTTTGCAGGAGCCTCTCCTTTAAATGAGCAGAAGAATGAAGAGCCTCTTCAAGAGGATTCTTTGTCCGAAGCTCAAAGGCTAGAAGAGCGAATGCAAAGTCTTGTAGAGAGACTCTCAGAGTTACTTAAAGAGGCCAAAGTCGTTATGTCTGAGATGACTAGCACCGGATGCCTTGGAACAGGCGTTGGGAAAAAGTTAATGCTTAAGCGTCAGAGTGATGCTTATCCTCCTAAGAGCGCGAAGCCTTTCAAGGTAAAGAAGAATGGATCTACTAAAATTAATAAATGAAACCCGAGCCACTAAGGCTAAGGGGTCAGCTAAAGGTAGAGAGAAGATGCAATCTTCTTCTAAGAAAACTCACAGCAAGGCTTCTAAGTCTAGGGTGAAAGTTTACAAGTCGATCACGGATGCTTTGAAGAAGGGATTCCTCGGCCAAATTTTTTCAACTGAAGGCTCAGACAGGTTATACGTAATCACTAAGCAGAAGTGGGGAAAGGATGATGAGCAGGAAGTCGGAGGCAGAACAGCTAAGGGTTTCTCCCCTGGCTCAATACCTTCCAAATTCTCTGATGTAAAGAAGTACTCAGTGCGAACTATGCTTCGTCATGGCAAGCAGAAGAGTGAAAAATTTAGAGGCAAGAAATACTGGTCTCGCAAACAGAAAAAATAATCATGCTATTAGTAGAGTATACTGTTCTGGACAAGCTCCAGGTTATTAACGAAGGAACTAAAGCTAACAAACGTCTTAAGGTTCTTGGCAAGTTTCAGAAATGTGACGAGCAGAACAATAATGGTCGAGTATACCCTCGTAAGATCCTGGAGAACCAAGTAAAGGCTATTCAGGAAAAGATTGGAGATCGCTCACTGGTAGGTGCTTTAGATCACCCTGCTAACGATGCGATCCATCTTTCACAGGCATCCCACGTAATCACCAAGCTCTGGGTTGAGAAGAATGGTGATGTTATGGGTGAGGCTGAGATCTTGTCAACTCCTAACGGCAAGATTGTGGAAGCTCTTCTTAACGATAATGTGAAGATTGGCATTTCGAGTCGTGGTTTGGGTAGTGTGTCTGAGGGCACTACGGGCAAGGTTGTTAACGAAGACTTCAAACTTATTACTTTTGATTTGGTTTCCGATCCTTCTACTAAAGGAGCCTTCCCTGGAATATGTGAATCCATGAGAGAAAACAGCCAGCGTGCTCAAGCAATTGTTTCAAAGCATAAGAAGGATAGAGTTCTTCTCACGATGCTTGAAAGCAAGATCAATAAAGCCCTTAAGGGTAAGCAAAAAAAGCTTGATAGGAATAAAAACGGCAAGCTCGACTCGGAAGACTTTGAAATGCTTAGAGGCAATTCAAATCAAGATGAAGGTTCGATGGGTGAGAAGAGTGAGTTCCCTGATTTGAATGGCGACGGTAAGACTACATTTGCTGACATTCTCGTGGGTAAGCTAAAGGGAAAGAAGGCTAAGAAATCCAAAAAGGTCGAAGAAGGCTCGATTAAAGATGACCCGAAGAAATTTCTAGCCGCAAAGAAGAAGGCTGCAAAGAAGAAGGCTGCAAAGAAGGAGCCTGCCAGCTTCCAAGAAAGTATTTCTAAGGCAGTCAATACCTATCTTAGTGAGCTTAACCGATCCGAGAGACATGATGTTGAGCAAGGTAGCAAAGACATGGATGATATCTCTTTAGGTAGAGATAGAAGGCATACCCCTGGAGAGAGGCACTCTCCCAGGAGAGGCGAGAAGAAGAAGAAAGTTGGTCCAAAGCCTGCTAAGAAGAAACCTGCTAAGAAGAAACCTGCTAAGAAGAGAACAGCAAGCCGCGATGAATACAAGCGGGATGGGGAAGTAACCCACGGCAGAAACTTTTCCTACTAACGATAAATAAAAAACTTAAAGTTATTACAATTAGCTACATAACTACATAGAGGTTCTATTATGTCAAACACATCAGAAGTTATTAAGGATGTTGCAAGTTACTTGCCCGAGGGTTTAGATGAGTCTACCCTTGAGAAGGTAGCGGGTCTCATCTCCGTAACTATAAAACAAAAGGTCCAAGAAGAGGTTCAAGACCTGTCCACCAAGGTAACCTCATTTATTCGCGGTAACGTGGAGAAGTTAAAGGAGCAAGCCCTTAAAGAGCTTGAACTGGAAAATGAGACATTTAGAAACGCTCAAATGTTTGAAAGTGTCCGTTCGATGTTCGCTGTTGAGCTTAACCCTCAAGACGAACTAAACGCAATGGATGCCTTAGCTTCTATTGGTGAAGCACAGGAAGAGAAGAACGATGCTCTCCTCCACCAATTAGATAAGCTCCTAAAGGAAAACATTAATCTTAAGAGATCGGTTAAGGTCTCTTCGGACAAGAACATTAAGTTAGAGGAGTCCCTAGGCGAGGTCAAGAAGATTGCCCGTAGACTTAAGGAAAACTCTAATGCAGAAAGGAAACTTTCTGATCAGGCACTCGTCATTAGTGAAGATAACTTCAAAGTGAAGGAAGCTAGTGAAAAGTTAGTAGAGAACCACGCTGTCAATTCTAACGAATGGATAAATCAAGGCGTGTTAGACAAACTCAATAATAATTTGAGAGGATAATAGTATGACTGCTATAGACAGAACTGAATTACTACAGCGTTGGGAACCACTCCTTGATGGTATCGCGGATGATCACATCGCTTATCAAACTGCTCGGTTGTTTGAAAACCAAGCAAAAGCTTTTAAGAGTAACACTCTTAACGAAGAGGCACTAAGCCAAACCGCTACGACCACGGGTAAGATCGGCACTTTCCAAAAGTTCGCCTTCCCAATGATTCGTCGCATGTACCCGGAACTCATGTTCAACAAGATCGGTGCTACCCAGGCCATGGACGGCCCGGTTTCGCAAATCTTCTACATGGGCAACTCCAGAGCACATGATAACGTTGAGCAAACGATGTACTCCAAGTTCAACATCACGCCACGTAACTTGACGGCAAAGCCAATCGGTTCCTTTACTGGCACCGCAGCGCAAGCCGCTATGGCGGGTAACGCTAACTGGATGGCTGGGACTGCTGGTCCTGCGAGTGGTCTTCGGGCTGGCGAATTTGCTGCTCCTACGGCTTCTAGCTTTGACCTGTCCAATGTTCTTAATGATCGCAACGGTTCGCCTTCGACTACGATGGGTGGTCAACTTGCTTCATACCCAAGTAGTACCTCGATCCTAGGCTACGCCGTTTCGGCTGGTGAGCGACTTCGTGGTAGCCTCATTCCTGAGGTTAACATGCACATTCAGAAGCAGACCGTGCAAGCTCGTGAGCGTAAGATGAGAGCCGTTTGGACGCTCGAAGCTGCTCAAGACCTTAAGGCATACCATAACCTTGACATGGAAGCTGAACTGACGGATCTTCTCTCGAAGGAAATGAACCTTGAGATTGACCGTGAACTGATCGAAGACATTCGCATGATCGCTTATGGTCCTGCTGCGAATGGCGGTGGTTGGGATATTGAGAGTCTTCACCAGCCCGGTGCAGATAACTTCACTGGCAACGGCGGTTCCACGGCCACTACTGCAAACGGTGGTGTTTTTGTTGCTGGTGCTTACGAGTATGACTTTAATGCTCCTCTGACCACTGAGGGAGACACTGACGGTACTGGCGGTATCGCTAGAAAGTACTCCAACATCTTCGTGATGGACCTGAAGCGGTTTACGGATAGCACGACTACTTTTGCTCCACAGCACTTGGGTCAAGTCTACTCGAACGTCCTTGCTCTGATCAATCACGCAAGCCAAGACATCTACAAGACTACTCTTCGTGGTCCGGGTAACGTCTTGATTACTTCGCCAGTGATTGCTACGCTGCTTGAGTCGGCTGCGAAGCTTGAGGGTGGTCTTGCTAGAGAAGACGGTCCTACGAACACGACTGGAAGCCAAATCACTTACAAGGGTAAGTTTGCTGGTAAGTATGATCTGGTTGTTGACCCGATGTTCCCTGACGATGAGATCATTGTTGGCTACAAGGGTTCAAGCCCGATGGACGCAGGCTTCTTCTACTGCCCTTACATCCCGCTGCAACCGCTGGATACGGTCGTGGATCCTGAGACCTTCCAACCGAGAAAGGGTATCCTGACTCGCTACGGTAAGGCCGCAGTGCAACCTGCTTCTAGGTTCTACCGAGTTATCCGACTGATCGGAACTGGTGCTGACTTCATGACACCGGAACTCTACCGTAACACTGGTAACGAGGGTGAACTCTTCCAGGGTGCCTACGCAGTAGGTGGCGACATCGTCTAAGAGTTAACTCTTAGTTAAAAGATAAGAAAGGGTTCAGATTATATCTGAACCCTTTTTTTATAGGAAGGGTAAATAATTACATGGCAGATAAATTAGGAGTACCTACCCTAACCAGTTATGGATCTTCGTATGGAAAGTATGGAGGCAATAAGTTAAGTGATCAGATTGATCCTGAGCCTAAGACGAAGTCTCTAAACAATAGAGACGCAACTGAGACTGGAGAGTGGAAGCCTTTTGAGCGCACAGTTAAAGACTTTGTCTTTGCTAGGCTTGGGTATCCTGTTGTAGATGTAGAGTTAGAAGACTTTCAGGTAGAGATCTGCATTGAAGAAGCCATATCAAAGTTAGAGTATCATTCGCCTGATTGGCTTACCCAGTATGCTAGCTTTCAAACGTCTGCTAATATTAATGTTTACGAGCTTCCTGCGGAGGTGGCAAACAACTTAAATGATGTTTGGTATCAAAGAGACTTCTTTAAGTTTGGCGCAAGTCCTGGATCCTTAGAATATGATTTCTCCATCATGTTCTTTACTAACTCTGGAATGTTCAACAACTACAACGTGAGTCAGTATTTGCTAATGCAGCAATACTTAAAGCAAGTAAAGAATGTCTTGGGTAAGGCATCGTCTTGGCAGTTGATAAACAACAGGTACTTACACATTTTCCCGGTGCCTGAAAGTAATGAGGAAGGAGTTCTTCTGGAGTTCCGTGCCTTAGATGCTGAGACAGTACACCCAGCATACAAGAACTGGATTCAAAGATATTCGTTAGCCGTATCTAAAGAAATCCTAGGAAGAATTAGGGGTAAGTATCAAACTCTCCCAGGCCCCTCAGGAGGCTCTAGGCTTGACGGTGATACATTATTATCCGAATCACGAGAAGAGAAGCAGATGCTAATTGAAGAGCTTAAAACGGAGATAGAGCAGCCCCCATTATTCGATATTTTCTAACCCCTACTTAATATGAGGTACAAAGTAACCACGCCCCCTACTAACTTTCCTGAGGAGAGAGACTCTAGGCTTTCCTTATTCAAAAAGGTTAAGGATAAGAATCTATTCAATCTAATTGATGCTGAGAACATTAAGCTAGCAGGATCTAGAATATCTGTATACAAGTATGTCGAGTCTAATGATGTTGATGATGTGTACATGGAATCTCGTAAGAAGGCTATTGCGGGAGAACCTGTTAAGTTGTGGGCACATTACGACCCCAGACCCATAGAGGAAAACTTATCACAGTTTGGTGTAGAGATTCAAATAGATCAAGTATTTATATTTAATAAGTCTTACGCTGAAAACATTCTCGGGAGACCTTTGATCATTGGGGATGTCCTAGAGCCTGAGTTCCAAAGCATTAAGTTTGAAGTATTCGAAGTTCAAGAGGATAGCTTTGAGGCTTATGGGGTTTATCATCTTTTAGTCCACGCTAAGGTCCTTAGAGATACTAAGGAAATTCATAATGAAAGTTACTTCAACAGAACGGATGATGTTGGAGGTAAGATCTAGTGAATACTACTAGACTCAAACAGCAAATACATGAGCTAACTACCAACAAGATTAAACCTTCTGTAGCTAATGTATACAAGGAGAGTCTAAGAGAGTTGCTTTCTATCTTTGGTAATCTTCATTACTTTGATGGAAATAATAATAAATTAAGAGTTAAGTCTACTTATGGTAGCCCTGAGAGAATTGTTAGTAGAGCTAAGGCAGATAACACTTTAATCCTTCCATTGATTTCTATAGTGGAATCGGGAACAGATAACTCAGATGAGCGTTTGAGATACAGACCCGTGCTCATTAACGAAACTTTTTGGGATTCTGAAAAGCTTAGAGCTACTAGAGTATTAAGCTTTCCTCCCAGACCAATAAATCTTTCTTATGAGATAAATATCTGGGCCAAGTATAAAGCCGATATGGACATGTTGCGTTCTAGCATCTTTGGAAAGTTTAATCCTGAGATAAATGTAAGAACAAAATACTCTGATTTTAATAAATGTTTTATTGAGTCGGAGCAAGACCTAGGGTCGGTGACAGCCCAAGATGCCCAAGATAGGGTGCTTCAAAAATCTATTACCGTCACGTTAGAAACCTACATTCCTAGTCCAAAATTTACTGTTACAAACACTGGGGAGATCACGTCCTTCCATCACGAAACAGTAATTAAGAATGATAGTAATTCAAGACTTGAAGTCAGAGAAACAGGCACAGACAATTTAACAAAAATTATCAAGGATTAGAGGTAAATAAGGTAGGAGCTATTTATATGAAAATCGTAAAAAACACATCTTTACAGGGATTTTATATTTCCTTTACTACTCCAGAAGGACTTAAAGATATATTTGTAGCCCCCAAGTCTTCAATCGAGACCCCTGATAGTTGGAGTAGCTCAATCGCTGAGAACTTAGTTAAGAGGAGAATGGCTACGATAAAGCATGTAGAGGATCCTGTGTTCCCTGCTCTTGCTCCCCCAAAGCCAGTCAAGTCTTTGAAGTTAAAAAAAGGCAAATAAATAAGAGTACATAACCATGGCATTACCTACTAGTCCTTCCGTTGTAGTCATTGAAAATGACGTTTCAGTTTACACCCCCAATGTTAATTCCAGCGTTGTGGGTATTGTTGGTTTCGCGGATAAAGGTCCGGTAGATAAGCCTACTCTGGTTACTAGTCAGCAAAATCTATTATCTTTGTTTGGTAAGCCTTCGACTCCAATGCCAGGACAAGGGCTTGAGGGTGCTTTAGAAATTCTCGAAGCTACCAATCAACTTTACTTCGTTCGTGCTGCTGGAACAGGTAAAGCAAACGCATCAGGTGTGGTGACTCTTGGAGCCTGCCCTTCAGTTCAACTTTCGGGTGCTGGATGGGACATTTCACAGCCCTCCTCAATCTATTACAGTGTGTCTGACAATGGTGGAAACTTTAAGATAAGCGGAACAGTCGCTATCCCAGCCTCATCTACAACTTACCCTACCAAGCAGTCGCTTCTTTACAATGCTTTCGATCCTGCCATTATAGGGGATCAACCAGTATTTGCTTATGTGGATAGTGCCGGAAATCAATTCTTAGCTTCTAAGTTTGCTGGTTCGGGTGCTGCTCTTCTTGTGAGTGCTGTTGGGTATACTAATAGTACGCTTACTTTTGCTCAAACTGTGGACGCTTCGGGTAACGGATCGACCACTAGCGGGGCTGGAGTACAAGCAGCAGGTTTCCAATCGGATGGTATTAATTTACTAGCAGAAGCTGTTTATCCTGGCACTGGGTATAATCTTAGTGGACTTAGAGATGGAAGCACTCAAGGTGTTTCTGTTGAAATCAATAACTTATCAGTAGAAGATAAACTATCAGTAAACAGTGAGGGTGCTCAAGTCGAACAGTTCCAAGTTGTTCTTTCTCCCTCTGCTGCAAACTCGGTGGAGTTCTTGCTAGTTAATAATGAGTTAAACAACAAATCAGATTATGTTTACGCTGATGTCATAACTACTGCGGGAGCAGCCTACGCTGGCATTCCTGATCAGTTCGGAGAAAAACTATCTGTGGCTGCTAGCTTCAATGGAGAACTTGTAGCAGGCACAGCCACCCCTAGATTTGTAAAGCCTGTTGCTGGAACCTACAGCCTAGCAGGAGGAAACAGTGGCTACGGGGCTACAGAGGATGGGTCAGGAGACAGAACGGCTTTAATAGGAGCCGCTGCAACCAAGACTGGAATATATGCTCTTGATGATGATTCTCTAAACATATCAATTGCCGCTATCCCTGGCATCAGTGATCAAGACGTTCAAAATGCTTTAATCACTCTTGGAGAATCTTCGAAGAACTTCTTGGCACTTATTGCTCCCCCATATGCGGTCGGCAATACTCAAGCCGCTGTTGATTGGTTGAATGGTAAGGGGACTCGAACCGCTGCTGTTAACTCATCTTATGCTGCGGCATACTGGCCTTGGGTCCAAGTATTCAATTCCTTCGCAGGGGCAGAAGAATGGTATGATCCTTCCATCTTTGCTGCAAGGCAATGTGTCTTCACAGACAGTATCGCAGAGCCTTGGTTCGCTCCTGCTGGATTTAGAAGAGGCAGGTTAACTAAGCCTTCGGATGTTGAGCAACCTCTTAACCAAGGGGATAAGGATACACTATACTCAAATGCTGTGAATCCGATCACTAAGGAGCCTCAAGCGGGTATTACCATCTTTGGACAAAAGACCACTCAAAGACTTCCAACTGCTCTTGATAGAGTTAATGTTAGAAGGCTGATGATCTTTATCAGAAAAACTTTGCTTCAACTTGGCAAGCCATTCCAGTTTGAACCCAATGACGTGTTCACTTGGGAGCTAGTAGAGGAAGCTATTAATCCATTCTTAAGTGACCTCAAGGCTAGAAGAGCCATTGTTGCAGGAGCAGTTCAATGTGACTCGGGAACGAATACTCCCCTAAGAGTGGATAGAAACGAGTTATGGTGTTCCGTAACAATTAAGCCTACCAAGGCTGCTGAAACGATTGTCTTTGAAGTAAACCTTACAAGCCAGTCGGCAACAATTAATGGATAGTAATCATGACCTCACTATATAAAGCATCTAGAACCTTCGTAGCAGGCAGAGAATTGCCTGTAGTCTCTACTCAATTAGACTCTGTAAGAACGTATCAGTTTGAGTGTAGATTTGAAGGTGTTCCTGGAAATGAAACAAGTCTTACTACTGCTGCAAAGCAAGTCTCTCCTGTTGCAGGAGCAACCGATGAGATCGTAGTGGACAGAGTTAACGATAAGATGTACTACCCTGGCAAGTTTTCGCCTGAAGCGGTTACTATCACTTTCGATAACCAACTACTTACCGATACCACTCCTGCTCTTTGGGCATGGTTCTCTCAAACCTACAATCCTGTTACAGGAGAAGTAGCTGCTTTATCTCCTCCTGGAGGTGCAGGCACTGGAAATTTAAAGGCGAACAGGCTAAGAATCTTAGAGCTTGATAATGCAAATGAGCCTTTTGCTTCCATCGAACTTTACGGTGTGTACCCTCAAGGTATTAGCTTCTCAGAAAAGAATTACTCCACTAACGAGTTCTCCACGGTAGAAGTTACTTTCCGATACGACTTCCTAGGCTACAAAAGAGACTAGTCTTTAAGCCTTCAATTTACCCCTTAACTACTTACCCCTAGGTACAAGGACATGTCTTTATGCCAACTAAACACAATGATTTGGATGAGGCTTCAGCTAATGGAGCCACGTTTATCGTGAAAGATGAACGATCAGCACTAAAGCTAAAGCGAGAGGAAACTCGCGAAGCAGAAGCTAAGTATAAGGCTATAGTTGCGCGTGAAAACGCTGCTGCTAAATTAGAGCTTGCTAAGATTAGATTGCGGCAAAGCGCAAGTGAAAAAGCTCGTACAAATATCGCACTGACTACACCACTACTGCTAGTGCTGTTGATCGGTGGCTTTATAATTATGCTGGGCACTGGAGCTATCCAAGATGAACATGTCAGTGTGGCATCTGCCCTGCTGACCCTGGTAGCTGGATCCCTTATGCAAAACTTACGGTCCATCGTGTCTGAAGGTGCTGCTGAGGCTTCTGATGCAAAAGCTACGGAAGATACTACCAAACCTAAAACTAAGTAACCCCAGCGTGTAGTCCTTGCC